ATGTTATGAGTACATTCGGCTCACTTTCGGCAAATGGAATCAAAGACGCAGACAAGTTGACGGAAGCAGTCGGTAATGCAGTTGCTGTATTTGGTGGAGGTGCAAAGGAATATTCCTCGGTAGCACTTGCGTTTTCACAGGCAATGGCAGCAGGAGCTTTACATGCTCAGGATTGGAACCAAATCATTAATGCCAGTCCGCAGCTTGCTGGAGGCTTACGGAAAGAGTTGATTAAGCTGAATCCAACATTAGGGAACGACTTCAAAGGAGCAATGGAAAAGGGTGCAATTACCGCAGACATGCTCGGACAGGCTATCAATAACATTGGTATGACCGATATGGCAAAAGAAGCAGCTACATCCGTAACTACATTTGAAGGTGCTATGGGTAACTTGGAAGCATCTGCAGTAAGCGGAATGATGAACCTTTATGATACATTCGCAAAACCTAAAGTGATTGATGCGATCAATGGGATGACAAACAAGGTGGATACTGGATTTGAAAAATTGTCTGTTGGAATTCCAAAGGCAATTCAGATTATATCTCCATACTGGAACGTACTAAAAACAGATGCAACAGAGGTCGGAAAAGCTTTTGGAGAGGCGGCGGGTGCGATTATTGACGAAGTACAGGAACTTACAGGAGCCTTTGGGAAAAGGAAAAGTGTGGAGAATTTTTCCGAAAGCATAGGAACTGCAACAGGTGCATTGACTACATTTGCGGATTTTCTAAAAGATCATGATAAAGAAGTGGCAAAAGCGATTACACTGTTACCGAAATTATATGTTGCTTTTAAAGGCTTTAAAATAGTCAGTGCAGTTGCCCCTGGTGTCAAAACTTTTGCGGGCGCAATTGTGAGCATGACAGGAAAAGGAATAGCGACACTGGCAGGTAAGTTATTTGGTGTAGCAGCAGGTGAAAAAGCGGTAGGCATTGCAAGTAAAGAATCATCAGGGACTATCGTAGAATCAGCAAAAGCATTTGTAGCGATCGGAGCAGGAGTAGCATTGATTGCAGCAGGATTTTCCCTTTTGGCATATTCGGCCGTGCAAATAGCACAAGCTGGACCACTGGCAGCAGGAGTACTGATCGGCATGACGGTTGCAGTAGCAGGCTTAATGGTTGTTGCCAAAAATGTGGCGTCGGCTATGACGGCCGGAGCAACCGGATTCATTGTCTTTGGTGCAGCTGTCCTGATTGCGGCAGCGGGGATTGCTATATTATCACTGGCGGCTGTTAATCTAGCGAATGCGGGACCGCTTGCTATAGGCTGTATGGTTGGTATGGTTGCGGCAATTGTCGGACTTGCTCTTGGCGCAGCAGCACTAGGACCAGCATTGACAGCCGGAGCAGTAGGTCTCGTTGCCTTTGGTGTAGCTATATTACTGGTTTCAACCGGAGCACTGCTGGCAAGTGTTGGGCTTGCCATAGTAGCAGGTGTGCTTCCGACCATTGTGCAATATGGAATTCAGGGAGCGGCTTGCATCGCAACCCTCGGAGCAGGCATGATCGTATTTGGCGCTGGGGCTGCAGTAGCCGGAGCAGGATGCATTGTTCTTGGTGCCGGACTTGTAGTGGTAGGTGCAGGACTTGTATTAGTTGGCGCAGCTGTCCTGATAGCGGCAGCGGGTGTGTTGCTTCTGGCAGCAGGAGCACTTGCCCTTGGCGCCGGTCTTACGGTAGCTGGGGCAGGACTTCTGTTGATGGGAGCTGCATTCCCTGCTGTATCATCCGGAGCTTTAGCAACGGTAGGAGCACTGACAGCCTTAACAGCATTATCATTAGGTCTTGCGGCTGGAATGGGAGCATCGGCTGTTGTAGTGGTAGCATTTGGAGCTGCTATGGCAGGCGGCGCAGTTGGCACCCTTGCAATGGTGGTAGCATTAAAGTCTGTTAATTCAAGCATGAAATCAATTGCATCCAATGCGAAGAGTGCTCAGAGCTCTTTAACAAGTATGAGATCCAGTGTGAACGTAGTGAATGCAGGACTGGATGCACTGGGAAGTAAGGCAAAATCTGCTATCAATGCGCTGATCAGTCAATTTACAAATGCAGAAGGAAAGGCAAAAAGCTCTGGTAATGCAGTTGGAAATAATTTTAATAGTGGAGTGTCAAGTGGCATGAGTCGCGCAGTATCTACGGCAAGATCCATGTCTGCGTCTACAGTATCAGCCATGAGATCAGCTGGATCCGGTTCATACAGTTGCGGTGTATATATAGGAGCTGGTCTTGCAAATGGTATGGCAAGTCAGGTTGGGCGTGTAAGATCTGTTGCGGCGCAGTTGGCAGCTGCAGCAGAGGCGGCAATTGTAGCAAAAGCTAAGATTGGAAGTCCGTCCAAGGTTACTCATAAACTGGGCGGCTATTTCGGTGAAGGATGGGTAAATGGAATTTCTGATAGGGTCACAGATGCGAAAAAGGCAGTATGGAAACTGGTAGACATTCCGGATTTAGTTCCTGTTCCGGAAATTGGAGCTGGATTAAGAATCGGCATCGAAGATTTGAATGATGATTATGACTACACCAGAAACGAAACCTATACCATTTACGTCCCTGTTGAAGTAGATGGCCGGCAGGTGGCAAAGGCAACGGCGAAATACACCAAAGAAGAAATTGAACAGCAGCAGAAAAGAGATCTTCGAAAGAAAGGCATGAGATAAGGAGGGCAGATATGTATAAATTTGTAGACACTACAGAGAGACAGGAAGAGCAGATACTGCCCTCCGAAGCTCTCAATTTTAACGGAGTCTATTTTGAAAATGTAATCCCCGGATATCGGACACTATATGTGTCCGGCCGGGAGATGATCGAAACAGAAATTACAGATTTGGATACGGAGATTATGGATGGATCCAGATATCGAAGAAAACGGTATAAGCCGAGAACGATCACTGTCGGGTATCAGCTGATCGCTAAGAGTAATGCGGAATTCCGGAATGCTTATAACAAATTGAATTCATTACTTGATGTGGCAGAAGCGAAGCTGATCTTCTTGGACGAACCGGATAAGTATTATGTTGGAACGAAGGTGAATGCCGGCGATGTGCCGCATGGCAGGAATGCGATCACTGCAGAAATTGAGTTCTATTGCTCAGATCCATTTAAATATTCCGTAGAAGAGTACGAGGTTGCGCCAACTGCAGATGACGGGACAACATTTGTTGTTGATTATAAAGGAACGTATAAAGCACATCCAACGTTCGAAGCAGCGATGGAAAATGGAGAGAATGGATTTGTCGGATTCGTTGATCAGGATAAACATATTTTACAGTTCGGAAACATCGAAGAGGAAGATGGGGAGACGTACAAAGAAAATGAGACATTGGCTACGCTTCAGGACTTTTTCAATGCACCGGATGATACATCTGGAACGGATTTTATGCATCCTTTCTACGGAGCAAAAGGATCCCTCGGAACATCAACATGGTTTAATACCAAGTTCCTCTCTTTGAAGTCTGCAGGGCAACAGGTTGGCCGCGCAAACGGTGGACTCAGAACCATCATTCTTCCGGCGGACTCAACCGGTGATCAGGAAGGGTGTCAGAACTTTTATTCTTATTTCCATATCCTGTTTTATGCCGGATTGATGGGACAGACCGGAGAAATGTGTATTAACTACCTGACAGCAGACGATAAGCTTATTGCCGGTGTGAACTGGTATAAATCGGATATGAGCGGAAATACAGGACATTATGATCTAGTCTGCTACAATCCGAACAAGAAGAGTACCGATCAGCAGGCGGGACGTGTGCTGAAAACGTACACTTATATGACAAGTCATCTGCGGAAGCAAAATCCGTGGTACTGGAACTGGGGACATTGTGATCTTAGAAAAGAAGGCAGTAAACTTACATTTTTCTATAATGGCAGTTATCCGAGCTTCAATATTCCGGAAATAGCGGATATGAAATGTGCCAAGATTCAGATTGCGATTAAGCAGAGAGGAACAAGATCAGGGAATAAGTATCTTACATACAACGGGATCAATGCTTTTTATTTTCAAAAGTTGCACGTAGAAAAATGGAGAGATGTACCGAATAAATTTGCGCAGGACTGCAGTTTGATTGCAAATTGTTCAGATGGATCAATCCGGATGAATGGTCTGCCAAAGCCGGATCTGGGAGCTCTTGGAAATGACTGGGAAACATTTTGCTTGAAGCCGGGAGTTAATCAGGTTCAATGCTTGTGCTCCAGCTGGGCGAAGAAACCGACGTTTAAAATGAAGTACAGGGAGGTGTTCTTGTGATCATATATTTTGCTGACAGGGCAATGAACATTCTTGGATCAGCATCTACCGGACTGCCGAAGGGACTAATAATTACAAATGATAAAAAGACAGAAGAAATATCCGAAGGCGTGGCAATCTTTGAATGCAATTTGGATTACAATTTTGTAAATCCGGATGAGGACGAAGAACAGGAAGTTGATGTGAAGAAGCTTGCTGCAGTAGGAAATTTCATCTTAAAACAGAGTGCGGACAGCAGTGAAGTGGAAGTATATACGATTATTGATTCGACGATAGATCCGATTCAAAGGGATGCCTCCATCTATGCTGAAGATGCGGGACTGGATCTGTTAAATGAAGTGGTCGGAAAATATGCTGCAGATAAAGCTTATAACATTGCCTATTACATTAATAAATTTGCATATGATTCTGGATTTGAAATCGGAATCAATGAGGTAAGTAATCTTACAAGAAAGTTGTCCTGGGATGGTGAAGACACAGCGACAAAGAGATTACTGAGTGTAGCTACACAGTTTGACAACGCTGAGATTGGATTTGGCTTCAAAGTCGAGAATATGGCTGTGACTGGAAAATACATCAATGTGTATAAGAATAGGGGGAATGATTCGGGTGTTACTTTGAATGTTGGCAAAGAGGTTAGCGGATTTCGAATCAAGAGTTCCATCGCAGATCTTGCAACAGCATACCGCTGTACCGGCGGAACACCGGAAGGATCAGAAAATCCGATTACATTAAATGGTTATAAGTACGATGATGGAGATTTTTATGTAGAAGGATCCTATGTGAAATCCCGGAAAGCACTGGAAAAGTGGAGCCGGTATCAGATTAAGACAGAAAAGAATAAGAATGATGTTGGACATATCGTAAAATCCTTTACATACGATACGACATCGAAATCTGAATTGTGCAATCGAGCCGTATCCAGTCTTAAGAAGATCTGTGATGAAGCTGTTACCTATGAGGTAGAGTTGTTATATCTTCCAGATGGGGTGAAGGTAGGTGACACGGTATCCATTGTTGATGATGACGATAATATATATCTTACTGCAAGACTGTTGAAATTAGAGATGTCAGAATCGAACGATACAAAAGAAGCAGAGCTAGGGGATTATGTAAGACAGGGAAGCGGTATTGATGCAAAAGTTATGGAGTTGGCAGAGCGATTTGAGAAGATCGCTAAGAATCGTAATTTTTATACATGGACAGCCTTTGCAGATGATGAAAATGGAACGGGAATTTCGGCCAATGCTTACGGAAAAGATTATCTCGGAATCGCTACGAACCGGCTTGCGAAAGAAGCTGATCTTTCCGATCCGACGCAGTACACATGGGTAAAGATAAAAGGTGAGCAGGGCATTCCGGGAACAGCGGGTAAAGATGGTAAAACAACATATTTCCATATGAAATATTCGGCGGTACCGAACCCGACATCATACAGTGACATGACGGAAACACCAAACAAATATATTGGAACTTATGCAGATTATGAACTGGATGACAGTACAGATCCATCGAAATATACGTGGGGAAAATTCCAAGGCGACAACGGCGAAGATGGTGCAGATGGAATTCCAGGGAAAAATGGAGAGAACGGCGAGACGAGTTATGTGCATTTTGCTTATGCGACCAGTGCGGATGGAAAAACTGGATTTTCGACAACAGATACTGTCGGGAAAACATATATGGGACAGTATGCAGATTTTGAAAAAGCTGATTCTGAAGATCCGACAAAGTATCGGTGGAGTAAATTTCAAGGTCCCCAGGGCCCACAAGGTGAACAAGGACCACAAGGCTTGCAGGGGTTACAAGGTGAGAAAGGTGAACAGGGTATCCCCGGTCCAACAGGAGAGACAGGTGCCACCGGAGCAACAGGTCCCCAAGGACCGGCAGGCAAAGATGGAACGAACGGAAAGACCAGTTACTTCCATATAAAATATTCCCCTGTAGAGAATCCAACCTCATCTCAGATGTCAGAAATACCGAATACCTATATCGGAACCTACGTGGACTATACAGAACAGGATTCGACAGATCCAAGCAAATATACCTGGTACAGATTCCAAGGCTTACAGGGCGCACAGGGAACACAGGGAATCCCAGGAACCAATGGTGCAGATGGGAAAACATCATACTTGCACATTAAATACTCCAATGATGGCGGTAAGACATTCACATCAAATTCTGGAGAAACAGTCGGGGATTACATTGGACAGTGTACGGACTTTAATCGGGCGGATCCTACTACGGTGGGAGCTTATACATGGAGTAAGATCAAAGGTGAAACAGGAGCGAAAGGCGAAAAAGGAGATAAGGGAGCCACAGGAGCTACAGGTCCTCAGGGACCTCAGGGAGTGAAAGGTGATACTGGTGCGACCGGACCACAAGGTGTAAAAGGTAATACAGGACCACAAGGACCACAGGGGCCACAAGGGCAGACAGGAACAGCTGGTAAAGATGGACAAATGCTCTATGCGACATGCGATACTGCAGCTGGAACCGTAGCGAAAGTTGCAAGTTTGGCGGCTGGAACATTATCTCTCAAAGCCGGAGCAACAGTAGCTGTTAAATTTACTTATGCAAATACCGCATCCAGTCCAACACTTAATATTGCTGGTACAGGTACAAAAGCAATGTATATCCAAGGTGTCCGGGATGTATATTGGGCCGACGGAGCAACCGTAACCTTCACATATGACGGCATAAACTGGAGAGTGGCATCCGAACCAGTATATGCTCCAACCGCTACGATCGGTAATGCTGCTGGATTCAATGTGTTTATAGATGGAACCAGTGTACAAGTTAGGAAGGGGACTGAAGAACTTGCATCCTTCAAAGGTGACGAGATTCGATTAGGAGAGGGTGTCGATTGCGCAAAGGTATTTATAGGAGATTTGGAAATAGGTGTAGATGGAGCAGAAACATATCTTAGAAATTCATCTACGAGAATTTCAACGAAGGCATCTCATGAGGGCGGATCGGCATCAGTGCCGTCCGTAGTAGTTAATGATATGGATACGTATGTGAATGGTGAGAGTATGACCGCTTTATTCACAAAGGTAGATAACAAGGCGAACAAAGCTTGGACACGATTAAAAAACCAGGCAACTGTAGGCAACTCCACAATCACCGTAGACGTATCGCAATATTCCGAGTTCCTGATAACCTGTGGCTTGGCAAGTAGTACGAACGGAAACTATTATAGAGAACTTGGAAGCACAATTGTACCAGCAAGTGTATTAACGAGTCATTCCGGCATCGATCACGGATCCGGAACACATCAGGCATTTTACTCCAGTACATACAATGGCGGTATATCTTATCTTGGTAGCAACAAGATCAAGATATACAACAACGGAGGCATCACGAGATTATACGCAAGATAACCGGTTGGAAATGAATGCTTCTTGGAAATTTTCCTTTTCTGCGATATAATAGTAATGGAGGAGAGAAAATAATGGAAAAAGATGAGAATTTAAAAGAAAAACAGGCAACTGAAGCCATGATAAAAAATTACCAAGAGAAAAAGAAAAATAAAATTATTAATATTTTAGCATTCCTTTTACCATTTTTGGCTTTGCTGGTGTTATTACGTTTTTGTTTGGTGCCGGCTATGATTCCGTATGTAACAATGACTAGCGTGAAAGAAAGCATATGGATGTCATACGTGGTATCTGTTATGGGTGGAATTATTTCAGTACTGTCCGTACAATTTGTATATGGAGTGAAAATAGAAAATTATGAATTAAGATTGATTTTTTGGGGCATAGAAGACGCGAAAGAAAATGTGGATGAAGATATTTACCAAAATTTAATTAAAATAAGCTATAAATATTTAGATGAATATTATTTACAAACAAGGCAGCAAGCGCAGAATGGCTTTTTCGTTACAATGTCTGTATCTGTTATGGGGGCAATTGTTATTGCGCTTGGTATAGGAGCTATGTTTTTCGGAAAAACTACTCCGGCATATGTGACAACTGCTTCAGGAGTGATTACAGAATTTATAGCAGCTATATTTTTTTACTTATATAACAAAACTATATCTAGTATGAGAGATTACCACAATAAATTAGTGTTGTCTCAAAACATTTCTATAGCATTAAAAATTACCGAGTCGATGTCGAAAGAGCAGGGTGAAAAGGTAAAAGAACATATTGTAGAAGAACTCGTGAAAGATATAAATACCTATATACATTCAGAAAATTAAGAACGGAAATACCGTTCTTTTTTTATACAAAAAATCGAGGCGAGTATATGGAAATACGTGCAAGACCGTAAGGTCTTATTTTTATACGCAAAATTAAAGAATCGAGGTACATAGAGTGTATGTAGACGTAAACACAATCATTACTGCTGGAAGCTTATTAACGGCCGTAGTGGTTATCTTTTCCGCTGTTTTCGCAGTATACAAGTGATATTTAAGACAGAATGAGCAGGATAAAGAGATAGAGAGAATGAAATCAGAACAATGTTTGCTTACTTATGGAATTCTGGCTTGTCTGAAAGGTTTGAAAGAACAGGGATGTAATGGACCTGTTACAGAAGCAATAGACAAGATTCAGAAGCATATAAATAAGCAAGCGCATGATCAGGAGGATTAAGCATGGATATTAGTACATTAGGAACAGTAGTAGGGATCGTAGCAATCTGTTATGTAATTGGACTTGGATGCAAAGCCTATGAGAAAATTCCAGACAAATGGATTCCGGTCATCATGGCTGTATGTGGTGGAGCACTGGGCGTTGCCGGACTCTACACAATGCCGGACTTTCCAGCCGGTGATGTGATCAATGCAGTTGCGGTCGGAATGGCCAGCGGATTAGCGGCAACTGGAGTAAATCAGTTATATAAACAGCAGTGTAAGTAGAGGGCGAATAATCGTCCTCTAACATATTATATATTGCGTGCGACATCGCACAGAAAGGAGCAATTATGGCACATTTATTTTTAATAGCCGGACACGGAGCCGGTGACAGTGGAGCCGTTGGATATGGTTACACCGAAGCAGAGAGAGTCCGGGCGCTTGCAAGACGAATCGTAGCATACGGAGGAAGTAATGTTACTCTTGGAGATACAAACCGGAACTGGTATGCTGATAAAGGTATCAGCTCACTTAATATTCCAAAAAGCTATCAGATTCTGGAACTGCATATGGACAGCGGAGTGGCTACGGCAAAAGGCGGTCACGTAATCATCAAGGAAGGATATTCCCCAGATCAGTACGATACAGCACTTGCTAACTTCATCGGTTCATTCTTCCCTGGAAGAGCCAACAAGGTTGTAGGCAGAGCGCATCTTGCGAATGTCAATCGTGCAGCTACAAAAGGTTACAGCTACAGACTTCTGGAAAATGGATTCATTACAAACCAGGGAGATCTCAACAAATTCAATTCCAAGATCGATGACTTGGCAAGAGGGATCCTCAAAGCATTCGGAATCTCGTCTGCAGCACCAGTAGCATCAGCCAAGAAAACAGAACCTGTCGATGGAGAAATCAAGTCGGGTGGAGCGTTCCAGAACAAGACCAATAAGTTCGGTACAATTTCATACCAGGCACACATGAGAAGTGCTGGCTGGGGAGCTTGGCAGTCTGACGGATTAATGGTCGGCTCAACAAACCAGAATCGCCGGATCGAAGCACTGCACATCCAGCCGGTCGGAGAAACAGATGTTGTTGTCCATATGAAAGGGATCGGAAACAAAGAATACAAGAACATCACCAAAGACACTCTGATCGGAACCACCGGACAGAACAGAAGACTGGAAGCAATCCGGATCACCGGAAAGGAATCTTTCTACCTGTACAGAGTCCACCAGAAGAGTATTGGCTGGTCAGAATGGGCCAACAACGGAGAGTGGGCTGGTACGACCGGAAAAGGACTGCAGATGGAAGCACTGGAGATTAAGAAATCCATGTTCTCCGTCGAACCACACGTACAGAGTAAGGGATGGTTATCACCAAAAGCCGCAGAGAATGTGATTGGTATCACAGGCCATGCATTACGCCTGGAAGCACTCAGAATCAATTCATACGGAAAGACAATTAAAGCAAAAGCACATATCCAGAGCAAAGGTTGGGTGGATTACGGCGTGATCACCAAAGACACGATTATCGGAACTGTTGGCGAAAAGAAACGCATCGAGTGCTTATGTTTTGAAGGCGACTTTGAATACCGTGTTCATATCCAGGGTTCTGGATGGACAGACTGGACAAAAGCGGATGGTGTGGCAACCCTTGGAACTGTAGGTCAGGAACTTAGGATTGAGGCTATTCAGTTTAGATGATTTTTGCTAAAATGTAGCATATAAATAGGTAAAAATTCACTTTATAGGTTATAGCAAAAAGGTCATCCAATTCGGACATTGTACCTGCCGTCCGTCACAATACTGCGTCAGTATCGGCTGCTTGACATTCGGTCTGGAAAGATAATCGGCAAACAATTCATCCACTATCACAGAGATCGTATCATAGATATTCCGTTCCGGAATCCATTTGTGATCAAATGCGGTTGAAGAAGTGATCGTAAAATCATATCCGCGGTTCCGGTAAAATTCTGTATATACCCGGTTCAGAGTAAAAGACATGATTGCCAGTACGTTTGCCCGGATGGTATCCTCCGGCCAGGTCGCATAGATTTCACTGGAAGCTACATTTTTGATATAATCCTTATACTTCACATAATAGTTTTTGGCAGTGGAGTCGCGTGGACTTCCATCATGAACTACGATGTATTCCGGGACCACGACGCGGCTTAAGACAATCTCTCCGGATTCGAAGGTCGGCTGGATCTCGTCTTCGGGAATCTTAGGCGGATAGGTGGCATATAATGTATGAGCCGGAATGACGAATACGGTTTCCTCGTCTTCGGGAGTGTCGATTGGTTTCATGCTGACATTCTGAATGGCAGTGACATCGGCGAGAATTTCAGCACCGGCAATACTGACCGACTCGAAGCCTTCGGCGGTGATCTGCATGGTATATTCGGAATATGGCTGGACTTCATTTTCTGGATTCAGGCTGTATTCTAACGGTGGTGCCGCAAGATCAATCGTATCGGTCTGCCCGGAACTGTCGGTAGTAAGTTGTTCTAACTGAGCTTCTGGAACACCCGTGTAGAAGATGGAAATCTGAGCCCCCTGAATCGGATAGGCAGAGATGTCAGATACGAGATTAATCTGCAGACGGCCTTTGTCGGGAGTATCCTGAGTGGTTGGAGTCGTTCCGTTCATAAAATAGGACCTCTTTTAAGACTCTGTTACTGACAGAGTATGCAAAAATAAGAAAAATGTGAAGATACAGGGAATAAAAGAGACAGATTGTTACACAAAGTATGGAACATCTTAAAAATAACAGAAACAGGAGCGTAGAACAGAGCATGAAAAGAAGGTGTTTACGGATATATAGAAAAAGAAGAAAAAAGAAATTAATCATCCTGATTCTGACATGCATTCTCTTTCTTGGAACCGCAGCAGCAGAAAGGGGCGGATACCTGGAACTTGAACAATTTGGTTCAAATAAAAAACAAGATATTCCTTATCAGAAAGTATCCATAACGGAAGAAGAGAACACGGAGAAATATTATTATCAGCAGTTGCCGACTGAACAAAGGCAGGTCTATCAGGAAATTCTGGAAGGTGTCAGAAACCACACGGAGGAAATTTATGTACATAACGCGGATGTAGATGAGACAAATCAGATTTTTCAGAAGCTGATGAAGGATCAGCCGGACATCTTCTGGTGTGACGGGACAGCAACGGCTACGACTTATAAAGGAAAAGAAAGTTATACCGTCCTGAAACCGAAATATTTTTACACAGCAGAAGAAAGCCAGAAGATGCAGACCGCGATTATGCAGGCGGCAGAGAAGTGGCTGGCAGATCTGGATGCCGATGCAGATGACTATCACAAAATTCTCTATGTATATGAAAAAATCGTAGATGAAGTAGAGTATGATGAGAGCGCGCCGGATAATCAGAACATCTACAGCGTATTTGTCAATCAGAAATCTGTATGTGCTGGATATTCGAAAGCAACGCAGTATTTGTTGGAACGGCTTGGCGTGTTCTGTACTTATGTGACGGGAAAGACGACGGAAGGCGGAAACCATGCGTGGAATCTGGTGAAATGTAACGGCGATTATTATTATGTCGACACAACTTGGGGAGATCCGGTGTTCCAACAGGAAGAAGGAGAAGATACATCCCGGGATGCAGAGCAAAATTCAGGTCAAGATGCAGAGGCTTCTGGTAATAAGGCAAATATCAGCTATGATTATATGTGTTGTGATGATACGCAGTTATTTCAGACACATATTCTGGATAAGGATACACAGATGCCAGAGTGCAGCAAGATGGATTGCAATTATTACGTGGTAAACGGAATGTATTACACAAAGTATGATGCCAAGAAGGTACTGGAAGCCATGAACCAGGCTATCTGGGCGAAGAAAAGTGCTACAATTTTTAAATTCGCAGATACATCCGTCTACAGTCAGGCGCACGATGACATTTTCCAGAAAGAACTTGCAAAAGCAGCGCAGAATCTGGCGGATTACTATGGATTATCGCAGGTGAAGTACCAGTACATCGATGACCCGAGATTACACAAGATTGTAATATTTTGGCAGTATTCATAAAAAAACAAAAATATCCGTTGAAAATCCTCGGATTATGTAGTATAATTTTTACAATTTGTGAAGACATAAATTGTCTGGTACCGATGTATGAAAAACGAGGCGGTTTTGTGCTTGCACAAACTGCCTTTTATTCTGTATTTTTAAGAAAAATTCTTTGTAACAACGAATTTTTTTTGCCCAAATATAGAAAATGTACCTGAAGTACAGCAGTATGGATTCATGAAAAAAGAAAAAGAAACACAGAAGGGAAAAGGTGAATATATGAAAGCATTTCTTATATTAGAAGACGGGACTGTCTTTACCGGAACCAGTATCGGTTCGACAAAAGACATGATTAGCGAGATAGTGTTTAATACTTCAATGACAGGTTATCTGGAGGTATTAACCGACCCTTCTTATGCGGGACAGGCCGTAGTAATGACCTATCCATTGATTGGAAATTATGGCATCACACCGGATATGGAGTCAAGGAAGGCATGGCCGGATGGATATATCGTAAGAGAACTTTCCAGAATGCCAAGCAACTTCCGTTGTGAAGGAACACTTCAGGATTTCCTGAAAGAACAGGATATTCCAGGAATTGCAGGAATTGATACACGTGCCCTTACGAAGATTCTTCGTGAAAAGGGAACCATGAACGGAATGATCACCACGAACGAGAATTACAACTTAGATGAGATTCTCCCAAAACTGAAAGCATATACAGTTGGTGATGTGGTATCAAAAGTAACATGTGATGAAAAATATGTCTTAGAAGGCAATGGACCGAAGGTTGCTCTTATGGACTTCGGTGCAAAGAAGAACATTGCCAAGTCTTTAAATGAACGCGGCTGTGAAGTTACAGTTTATCCGGCAGGAACAAAAGCAGAAGAGATTATTGCTGCTAATCCGGACGGCATTATGTTGTCTAACGGACCTGGAGATCCGGAAACATGCGTATCTATTATCGAAGAGATCAAGAAGTTATACAATACTGATATTCCTATTTTTGCAATTTGTCTCGGACATCAGCTTATGGCACTTGCAAATGGTGCAAAGACTTATAAGTTGAAATATGGACACCGCGGCGGTAACCATCCGGTGAAGGATCTGACAAACAACAGAGTATACATTTCTTCACAGAACCATGGTTATGCAGTTGATGGTACAACCATTGATCCGGCTATCGCAAAAGAAGCATTTATCAATGTAAATGACGGAACCAACGAAGGACTTGCATACGAAGGAAAGAATATTTTCACAGTTCAGTTCCACCCGGAGGCTTGTCCTGGACCACAGGATTCCGGATACCTGTTTGATAGATTTATGGATATGATGAAAGGAGCAAAATAATGCCTAGAATTAAAGATATTAAGAAAGTATTAGTAATTGGCTCTGGCCCTATTATCATTGGACAGGCAGCGGAGTTTGACTATGCAGGTACACAGGCCTGCCGTTCATTAAAAGAAGAAGGTCTGGAAGTAGTCCTTTTGAACTCTAACCCGGCTACGATCATGACAGATAAAGATATCGCAGACCGCGTATACATCGAGCCTCTGACAGTTGAGGTGGTAGAACAGCTGATCTTAAAGGAAAAACCAGACAGTGTCCTTCCTACACTGGGTGGACAGGCAGCACTGAATCTGGCTATGGAGCTGGATGAGAATGGATTCCTTGAAAGAAACAACGTACGTCTGATCGGTACTACTTCTGAGACGATCAAAAAGGCCGAAGATCGTCTGGAATTCAAGATGACAATGGAAAAAATCGGCGAACCTTGTGCAGCTTCTAAAGTCGTAAAGGATGTACAGGCTGGTATCGAATTTGCTGAAAGTATCGGATATCCGGTTGTACTTCGTCCGGCTTACACACTTGGTGGAAGCGGCGGCGGAATCGCGGATAACAGAACAGAACTCGTAGAGATCCTGGAAAATGGACTTCGTCTTTCACGTGTTGGGGAAGTTCTGGTAGAACGTTGCATCGCAGGATGGAAAGAGATCGAGTACGAAGTAATGCGTGACAGCAATGGTAACTGCATTACCGTATGTAATATGGAAAACCTGGACCCTGTAGGTGTACATACCGGAGACAGTATCGTAGTAGCACCTTCTCAGACACTGAGCGATAAAGAGTACCAGATGCTCCGTACATCTGCTCTTAATATCATCAGTGAGTTAAATATCACTGGTGGATGTAACGTACAGTATGCGCTGAATCCAGATTCATTTGAGTACTGTGTAATCGAGGTTAACCCTCGTGTAAGCCGTTCTTCTGCACTTGCATCTAAGGCAACAGGATATCCGATTGCCAAGGTTGCAGCAAAGATCGCTCTTGGATATACACTGGACGAGATCAAGAACGCAGTAACAAAGAAGACATACGCAAGTTTTGAGCCTATGCTTGACTACTGTGTTGTAAAGATCCCGAGACTTCCATTTGATAAGTTCATCAGTGCAAAACGTACACTGACAACACAGATGAAAGCGACCGGAGAAGTTATGAGTATCTGTGATAACTTCGAGGGAGCACTTATGAAAGCCATCCGTTCTCTGGAACAGCATGTAGACAGCCTTATGTCTTATGACTTCTCTTATTTAAAAGGAGAAGAACTGTTAGAAGAACTGAAAGTTGTAGATGACCGTCGTATCTGGAAGATCGCAGAAGCAATCCGTCAGGGCATCAGCTACGAAGACATTCACAGAATTACAAAGATTGACAACTGGTTCATTGACAAGATCGCAATTCTCGTAGAGATGGAACAGAAATTAAAGACAGAAGAATTAACAGCAGAGACATTAAAAGAAGCAAAACGCTTAGAGTTCCCGGATAATGTGATCGCAGAACTGACAGGAAAGACAGAGCGTGAGATCCATGACCTTCGTCATGATAATGGCATCACAGCTTCTTATAAGATGGTTGATACCTGTGCGGCTGAGTTCGCAGCAGAGACACCATATTACTACTCTGTATTCGGAAGTGAGAATGAAGTAGTTGAAACTTCCGGCAAGAAGAAAGTACTGGTACTTGGTTCCGGACCGATCCGTATCGGACAGGGTATCGAGTTCGACTTCTGTTCTGTACATTGTACATGGGCATTTGCCAAAGAAGGATATGAGACGATTATTGTAAATAACAACCCTGAGACAGTAAGTACAGACTTCGATATCGCTGACAAGCTGTATTTCGAGCCTCTGACACCGGAAGATGTAGAAAGTATCGTAGATCTGGAAAAACCGGACGGAGCAGTTGTACAGTTCGGTGGACAGACAGCGATCAAGCTGACAGAATCTCTTATGAAGATGGGCGTTCCAATCCTTGGAACATCTGCTGAAAATGTAGATGCAGCCGAAGACCGTGAGCTGTTTGATGAGATTCTTGAGCAGTGCGAGATCCCAAGACCGACAGGTGGAACTGTATTTACAGCAGAAGAAGCGAAGAAAGTTGCAAACAGACTGGGTTATCCGGTACTGGTAAGACCTTCTTACGTACTTGGCGGACAGGGAATGCAGATTGCGATCAATGATCACGATATTGATGAGTTCATCGGAATCATCAACCGTATCGCACAGGATCATCCAATCCTGGTTGATAAATATTTACAGGGTAAAGAGATTGAGGTAGATGCCGTATGCGACGGTGAAGATATCCTGATTCCAGGTATCATGGAGCATATCGAGCGTGCCGGAATCCATTCCGGAGACAGTATCTCTGTATATCCTGCACAGAGCATCTCTCAGAAGACAAAAGAGACGATTGCCGAATATACAAGAAGACTTGCAAAATCCTTACATGTAATCGGACTGATTAACATCCAGTTCATCGTATGTGGAGAAGATGTATATGTAATCGAAGTTAACCCTCGTTCCAGCCGTACTGTTCCATACATCAGTAAGGTAACAGGTATTCCGATCGTACCACTTGCAACAAAAGTGATCATCGGACACAAGATCAAAGAACTTGGTTATACACCTGGATTACAGCCGGAAGCAGATTATTTTGCAATCAAGATGCCGGTATTCTCATTTGAGAAGATCCGCGGTGCTGATATCAGCCTTGGACCTGAGATGAAGTCTACCGGAGAGTGTCTGGGAATTGCCAAGACATTTGATGAGGCTCTTTATAAAGCATTCATCGGTGCCGGAGTCAAACTTCCAAAACACAAGAACATGATTATGACAGTTCGTGATGAAGATAAGGAAGAAGCAGTAGAGATCGGACGCAGATTCGAGAAGATCGGTTACAAGATCTTTGCTACAGAAGGAACTGCCAAGGTCCTGACAGATGCAGGCGTGAAAGCGATGACAGTCAATAAGATTGAGCAGGAATCTCCGAACCTTATGGATCTGATCCTCGGACATAAGATCGACCTGGTTATCGACACACCTCCGCAGGGAGCTGATCACTCAAGAGACGGATTCGTGATCCGTAGAAATGCGATCGAGACAGGTGTCAATGTACTGACAGCGATCGATACAGCAAAAGCTCTGATCACCAGTCTTGAGAATACAGATATCCAGAAACTGACACTGATCGACATTGCTAAGATCAAATAGAGTTTGGACAATCGGATTTTGCGTAAATGAATTTTATGTAACAGAATTTGAATAATTAATATTTGTAATGTTTGTAAAAACATAAATAAAAAGTGGCATACAGCATGATTATTTTGCAGTATGCTGCTTTTTTGTTGCCAAACATTAAAATATGTGATTATTTACATCATGTAATACGTTCTATATACAGGGGACGCCCTCAGGAGGAAGAATTTTGACGCGTGAAAATCGGCAGTGGATATTACTGGACACCGTATATTATCATGATTGCGGCAGTAATCTGTATCCCGGTATTTTTAATTGTAACAGTAGTAAGCTATTGTAAAAGAGAAGCTTAAGGAGCAGAGAAATAACGGAGAAAAATGAACGCTAAAAATAAGAAAAAAGAGTAGCATAATCTGCAGACTTTAAAAAAGTAAATAAAAAAGTTGACAAAACGAGACATACATGATATGATACCAATCGTTGCTTGTAACAAATTTGTAATATTTGTAATAAAGTTGAAAAAAATGAATATACTTTATTAAAAGAAATGTAAATCATTGCAACAAAATCAGGAGGGTATTTATATTATGTTAAAAGCGAAGAGACTGAAATCGATGTTCGTGCTGTATTCAGCATGCGCAGTAATGGCAACTGGTTTTACCAGTCAGGCAGCCTCTGAACAGCCGGAAGTAACAACAATCACAGAAACAAAAGGGGAAAATACGAATACACACACTGCTGTACAGGCGATATCACAGAATATCGTGGCATCTGCACAGGAAATGACGGATGCAAGCCAGCAGGTAATTGCAGACAATATAGCGAAAAAAGAAGAGGAAGAACGCCTCGCAAGAGAAAAGGCAGAGCAGGAAGCAAAAGAAAAAGCAGAACGCGAAGCAAGAGAAGCATACGTAAGAGCCAATCAGGAACTGCTTGCATCCATCATCTACTGCGAAGCGGGAAACCAGCCGTATGAAGGACAGGTTGCCGTCGGTGCGGTGATCATGAACCGTGTAAAGAGTGGAAGTTATCCGAATTCCATCGAAGAAGTCATCTATCAGTCCGGGCAGTTCGGACCGGCAGCGACCGGATGGCTGAACAGAGTGAGAAGTTCAAAGGGATATTCACAGACAGCTCTGCAGGCTGCTGTAGATGCGTTGAATGGCTCGAATCCGATTGGAAACTGTCTGTATTTTGATCAAGGCGGTGCCGGAATGAAGATCGGGGCACATTATTTCCACTAACATTTGTAGAAATAATATAGAAAGAAATGCATATGGAATGGAGCCGGAGTTCTTCAGAAATTCGAAAGAAATCTTAAGAAAGCCGGAATTGACAATTGCATGACAAATGTATTACGATAAGAGGGCAAAAGTGTTAAACTTTTGTCCTTTTTGTCACCGCGCATTAGAAAAGATGACGATGGTAACTTACGCAGATAAGGACAGAGTTTGAAGTATGGGGAGAAGAAAGATTGTATAAGATTTTAATCGTGGAAGATGATGAAACAATAGCAGGCGGACTGAAAAACCATTTGGAAAAATGGAATTATCAGGCAGAATGTATGACAGATTTTAAAGACGTAATGGGAAAATTCGTGGAATTTGAGCCGCAGCTTGTGTTATTGGACATTGTGCTTCCATTTTTTAATGGATTTCACTGGTGTCAGGAGATCCGGAAGATCTCGAAGGTGCCGATCATTTTCCTGTCATCGGCGAATGATAATATGAATATTGTGATGGCAATGAATATGGGCGGCGATGAATTCATCGAGAAACCGTTTGACCTGAATGTGGTGACGGCAAAGGTGCAGGCCGTGTTAAGAAGAACCTATGAATTTCGTGGAACGGCAGATGTCATGGAGTGGAACGGTGCGATCCTGAATCTGGCAGATGCGACAGTTCTGTATCAGGACCAGAAACTGGAACTGAGCAAGAACGAATTCAAGATTCTGCAGATACTTCTGGAAAATACAGGGAAGATCGTAAGCCGTGAAAGTATTATGACGAGACTCTGGGACAGCAATGAATTTATTGATGACAATACACTGACGGTCAATGTGGCAAGACTTCGTAAAAAAATGGAACAGATTGGCCTTGGCGGAAAGATCATCACAAAAAAAGGAATAGGATATATGGTGGAGGCATGAAACTGTTAATAGCATTTTTTAAAGATAAAACAAGAGAGATCAGCCTTTATGCCGGAACGGTCGGAATATTTATTGTTGTAGCATTTCTTTATAATATCAGGATGGATGCGTTGAAATATGCACTGCTGCTGGTGATATTGTGGCTGCTCCTTTATGTAATAACGGAATATCATCGCTTCCGGAAGAAGCATCTTCTGCTGGAACGGTTTAAGAAGAGCACGCAGGAGTGCACAAAAGAACTTCCAGAGTGCAGGAATCTTCTGGAACTGGATTATCAGGAATTACTGGGGATCTTTGACGAAAAGATTCTGGAGTTGAAATCAGAGGCAAGAATCAAAGGCCAGGACTTAAGTGATTATTATGGTATGTGGGTGCATCAGATCAAGACACCTATCGCTGCGATGCACATATTGCTGCAATCGGTGGAAGATGAAAACCCGGCACTGCCGGAATTAAAAGAGATGAAGATGGAACTTTTTAAAATGGAACAGTATGTGGAGATGGTGCTGACGTATCTCCGCATGGAAGATATGTCCGGGGATCTGCAGTTTGAGAAGGTATCTTTAGATAAGATTCTGAAACAATCTGTCCGGAAATATTCTCAGATGTTTATTCTTCAGAAGATCCGTCTGGATTACCGGCCGGTGGAACGAATAGTTCTTACAGATGAAAAATGGCTGGAGTTTGTGACAGAACAGATTCTGTCTAATGCTTTGAAATACACAAAGAATGGCGGCGAGATCAGAATCTGTCTGGAAGAAAAAAGAGGACGGGAGTGTCTGGTGATCGAGGATAATGGAATCGGTATTCAGGCAGAAGATCTTCCTAGAGTATTTGAAAAAGGGT